CCATCTATTGCTGAAGCTATTAACTTATTATTAAAAATATTATTTAGAGTTGTTAGACTATTACATTTAAAATCATTAAGTCCAATGTCTAGGGTAGTATTAGCATTACTTCCATCAAGTTTTAAGAAATTATGTAATGCTTCGGGGTGTGTTGCAATACCAGAATGATTAGGAATCTCCAACTCCACCCCACCAACGCCCATTATCTTAGCTCTCTTAGGAATGAACTCTGAACCTTTAAACTTCTTCACCATTAGAATGCTCCTTCTTCTTGAGCTTCGAGGTTAGGGTTACCTGTTTGTTTTGTAGTTCCAGCAACTAGACCTTCTTCGTTAGGATAATCTGTTGCAACTATCTTAGTCCCTACACTTCCAGTTCCTATACTTACCATATAAAATATTAGAATTAAAACTTAATAAAACTTATGCTGCGACATCTTCTTTAATCTCTTTCTTCTTAGGTTTTTCTTTAACTTCTACAACTTCAATAACATCTGGATATTTAGAAGATAGAGCTTCTGCTCTAACAATATCATTATTTTTAATAAAAAAATTATACCTTGCTTTCCTATTTTCAAAAGTCATTTTAAGTATCTGTATCAGTAATCAAATAAGCTGCTTTAGGGTCTGTTAGAATAGCAACTCCATTTTCCCAAACTGCAATTTTAGTTCCTTTTCCCATTATGTTCTCTGTCTCAGCATGTAATCCTTCGAAAGATTTCCATGTTACTGCCTTTGCTGGTAATCCCATCCAAACGGAATCAGCTGCAACATTATTAGATACTACTAATTTACATCCAACTAAAACACCAACTACACCAGTAGAAACTTTATCACTTGAAAATCCAGGAATACTTGAACCTTTAACAGTTATAACATAATTAAGTAAGTCTTTGTAATTCTTTGGATTCATAGCAACTATGCATCCAGAAGTATCATAATCATTTTCAGCAATATTTTGAAGTCCAGCCATAATATCTAATATAGGATTTCCATTAGTTGTATCATCCCATCCAGTTCCTGTAGCTCCTGCGTTTCCAATAGTTGCTGGTGATTGGTCTTCACTCATAACATTGTAAATTACTGTATCAACTTTCTTTACAACTGCTCTAGTTAATCTTAAAATTGTTCTAGCTAAAACATCAATATCAGCTGACTTAATATCTTCTCTTGAGATAGTTCCTTCAATAGCATATTTCTTAGGGTAAGAAGTGTTCCTAGTCCATGTAACTTCTGAATTTTCAAATTGAGATAGAGGTGAAGTTTCCATAATACTTGGAGAAGTCAAAGTTAAGTCAGCAGCAGTTTCTTGATACCATCTTATTGAATCTCCAGAAGTGGTTGAGTTAGTAACCATGTTCTTAAAAATATATTCTGTTAGAGCAAAACCTTTAATCATCTTGTCTATGTCAAGTCCTCTAATGTCTGTTGTTTCAACGGTAGCCATTATGCTAATTCTCCTCCAGAACCAATATTTACAGCAACTTGAATATCATCTCCAGTTCCAGCTCCAGCTTCTAATGCAATACCTAAAACACTTGCCCCATTAACTCCAGTAGCAGTAATAACTTCATTAGCAGTAGTTCCTTCAGCCATAACAGGAGCGCCTATTGCTATTGCTCCTCCAGCTTGCATTGTAAAAATACCTTTTCTAAAAATAGCTAATTGAGTTCTTCCATCTGAAGCAATCTTATCTCTTGCTGCAATTCCAGCTAACTTATCTCCAGAACCTGTTGCAATTATTGCAGTTCTAGGGTCTGTCATTTTACATAAAGTTCCTTTTGGGATTGCTGTTCCATCTGCAACTGTAAAATCTACAGGGTCTTCTTGTCTCACTCTTAATGTTGCTACAGCCATTGTATTATAGTGATGGGTAATATCTATTTAAATGTTATGTTTAGAATCAAGCTCTTTAATCTTAGTTTCTGATAGAGTAAGTATTTCTTTTTGTAACTTAATACTGTCCTCAAATTGGTCAATAGCTCCTAAACAATTATCTTTAATCCTTAACCACCAACGCTGTTCATCAGTATAAATTTCAATATCTAAATCACTCTTTTCCATCGCCTATTTCTCCACTCATTGCCTTTGTTGAGTATTCAATATCTGTTAATTCTTTTGGTGCCTCAGGTTCTACCCTTCCCCCAGCAGTTCCAGAAAGTAGTTGGTCGCTTCTTAACTGTTGGAGTTCATCTCTTATTTTTCCCATCTCTTCCCTTTCTTTTTTTAATTCAGCTATCGCTTCTTTAGTTTCTTCGAGAACTGATTTTTGAGGGGTTGCTTCTTTTGGCTCTTCTTTATTTTCTTCTGTCATATAAACATATATCCTTAATATCTTTTAAAAGATTATTGTTATTCTCCACTACCTTTTTCAAACTTCCGTTTGTTTTTACTTTGTCATATAACAATATAGCGGTTACAAAACTAGGGAAGCCAAATTGAATTAAAATATCTTCTATCATTTACTTATTCTCCTGTTGGAAAGTTCAGCCATCTGATAAATATATTCTGGGTCTGTTTGAATTTGTAAAGATTGGAACATTTTAGTAATTGCAAAATCTCTTTCTCCAGAGGTTGAATAAAACGCTTCAAACTCTGCTAAATCTGGGAGTGCAGTTTCAAACTTTAAAACATCTCTACTCGTATCCAGTTTCATTTGTCTGTATGCTTGTTCAATTTGTGCTAATTGATTATTAAAATTTTTAACATAGACCCCTCTATTTGCTGGGTCTGCTGCTGCTAATGTTGCCCAATCATTAAGGTTTTGTTTTCCTTCATCCAGAACTCTTTTTTGAGCATTTATAGTATCTGTTCTTTGTCCTTTAAACTCAGTAATCATACTTGATGCAATAGTTGCTAAAAGTGCAAATCCTGCAACATAAGGATTTATTCCCGCTAACATTCCTGCTCCTCCTGCCCCTGCTGCAATTGCTTTTGAGTTAGTTCCTAATGCTCTGGGGTTAATTCCTAATGCTCGGGGGTTAGTTCCTAATGCCCTTGAACCACTACGAACTTTAATATTTGGTTGAGAACTTGCCCCCTTTACTGCCCCACCCAATACAGATAATCCAGTTAATCCTTGTATCGCTCTTGGAACTGCATTTAATAGCCCTTGCATTACTCCCTGTTCTGCGTCAAAAATAGGGTCATTAGATGTGGCTAAACTTTCAAACTGCCCCACTTCTCCAGCTAGTTGTTGAGATTGTGCAACTTGTGAACCTTCAATAAATCCTGAGCCCCCAGTAGTTCCATTTTGCTGTCCAGTTTGAGTTGGTTGAAATGTTGGAGCATCATAAGGATAAAAATTTCCATCTCTTACAACAAAAGTTGGTTCTCCTGTGTTTTTATTTCTTATAATTGTGTTATCTGGATAGTTGATATTTTGGTCTGGTTGTGGTGTGGGGTCTGGGTTTCCTTTAGCTCTTGTTATTTTATTAGTATGTATTTTACCAGTGATAGGGTCTACCTCTCCTTCTTTTCGTCCAATTACATCCTGAACCTTATCTAAAAACTTATCAAACTTTTTATTTACCATTATTCCCTCTGTATATCTGCTGTAACATCATTTGGCTGAATGCTTATCTGTCCAGTATTCTTTGCTTCATTTAATTCTGGTTGCATTCCCCCTAAACTTGATGGTCTATTAAATTTAATTTGAATTGATTGTTGGTTCATTAAATCCTCTTCCAAATCTAGCTGTTCTTTGGAATAAATAACATCAAATACTACGTGCCCCATTTTTCCCCCTACTTCACTTGTTCCATCACTAGACACTATACTTCTTGGAACTCCAAAGACTTGATAGAAAAAGTTTTCTAAATAAGAAATCCAACCTGTTCTATCTTCTGAACTTCTTGATGGGTATGGTTCTATTTTAACTGTGTCTTTAGGAAGTCCTACCATCTCCCCATTCTTAACAGCTTTTTCTATTTGGGTATTTGCAAAGTTTATTTTACCAGCTTTATCAGTTTCATAATAAGCAATACCAAGAGCTTTATCTCTGTGTTTTATTATTCTCTCGTCGCTGAGTGCTTCATTTCTTGCATCAATAATAAACTTACTTGCCTCAATCTGACTAGTCCCATGTAACTGGTCACCTATTCTTTTATTTGAGGAGTGTAACATATTATCTTTACTTACTGATGTCCAATCGCTTCCATTCCATGTATCATATCTACTAATCATTCCACTTTTATTAAAAACAATTCTAACTCTTTCAGGACTTATTGGAATCATGTTTAAAATTATATCCTTCTTTCCTCTCTTAACTTCAATAAATGCATCTCCAACAATTAACTTTACAACTTCATGATTCCACATTATTTGTGTGAAGCTATCTTTTCCCATTCCTCTAACATGGTCTAGTTCTGCTTTCATACTTGGGTCTTTTGCTTCCCATCCTTTTGAAATTGTCCATGTCGCCAATGCGTTTGCAGCTGAAAATATTTCTGGGATTGCTAAATAATAACCAAAGTATTTCTGAGCATCTGAAAAATACCAATATGTTTCGCTTTGGTTTTGACTGGCAGTATCTAGGGCAATACTATTTACAATAAAGTCTGGAACAGTTCCAGTAAAGTTTGTTGTTGTTGCAGATGATATATTTAGTTCAGCCATTTTATAAATCCAATACGAAAGGTATTTGGGCTCTTAATTGGCTTGTATCAAAGGTCCCTAATGTTCTATCCATTGGGTCGTGTCCTAATCTCCAATATATTCTTCCTGTTCCTCCTGCGTATGCTTGTATTGTTAATCTTAATGTTTCACCTGCTTTAAAATCTTGTAAGGTTGTAATTGGAATTTTTAAAGCGTAAATTTGGTCGTTATAATTTGAAGTCGAAATTGTA